GTAGAGAATAGGAAGTATTCCTCACCATATGTATCATAGAATTTTTCAGATGCAGTTTGTGGGTCTTCTTCACGTAATCTCTGGAACTCATCAATATAGAATTGATAAGGAGAACGTAAGTTAGTAGCAAAAGGAAGGACTGCTCTAGCACCAACCTCTAGCGCAAGTATTCTTTTGACCTTATCGTCAATCTCTTCAGCGGTTGGTTGAGATGTTCTTAGTCCATTGTCAAACTTATGGTTTTCTTCCATAGCAATAAGGACTGTAAGGTTGCGACGTGTTGGGTCATTCTCATCAAACCTAGCCCATGCTTTACGCAGTGCCTGGTTTTGAATTAATAAATCCTTAGTGAATTCTCCTGGACTTGTACCAGTTGGACCATAAGGCAATATTGTTTTAACTAATGCATTGCGTTCTAAATCAGGTATAGCCCTGATTAATTGAGATGCACCAATTTGAACAAACCATCCTGCGCCTGGATTCCACCAAGCATTACCTTGGAATAATAAGTCAAGGCTTGTTTTAGGAATAGCCAAAGGTCTATCTACTAGACCAAATGAGCCACGCTTTACCCACTCACCAGGAACATTGATGTATGTCTTACCATCTCGTTCCTCTGTTAATCCCATACGGTCTGGAGAGTTGTACACAGTTTGTAACTTACCGAATGCTGATGGGTCATTTACTATAATGCGACCCCATTTTTCAACAACATCTGTGAATGCGCCAAAGAACGGGAATGCATATCTTAGTGTATAGGCAGCATCTACTCTCTCAGATGTATCATAAAGGGAGCGGCGTAATTCTGCTCTTGCCCATTGACGTGCATTAAACTCTAGTTTACGGATATACTCTGGTGGAATTGTATCACCAGGGTATGTATCAATCGCATTTCTAATAGTAGAATCCATGCGCTTGCGGTATAAATCAACAAACATAGGATGACGAACAAGATTAGATTCTGGCATTTCACCAAAACTCTTATAGAACTTATCTCTTATAGATGAGAAGAATCTAATTGCCTGATGTGTACCATTAGCAGCACCCACCTGAGCAGCATTAACTGCTGGGTAGTTTAGTGTATCTGTACCAAATGCTTTCTTAATATCATCTGGTGTAATCTTACGAGTCTTAGCAATCTCTTTTAAACCAGTTGCAAATGCTGGGAATAACTCATCAATGTTATCCATATTGGCTTCTGCAATAGAACGAGCATCTCTACCCATACCCAGTACTCTAAGGATATCTCTACCCTCTTTGGTCTTTAATAGGAAGTATTCGGCTTCATCAATCAGTTGCTCTCTTGGCTTATCTTGTAGCAAGATTTGTGTAATCTTAGAGTTACGAACCTGGCGGTTTACTACTCTTTCATAAGCCTGTGTCCAGTTAGGGTCATCGCCCTTTATTACTACGAAATCTCCAGTAGATTCAAACACATTGTTTAGTTTGTTTCTACTACTTGATAAGTGTGCATCAACAATTCTTGCAGACTCAGCAATAAACTTGTTCTTAATAAACTCTGCACGTTCAGGTGTGGCACCTAGTGCGTCCTCGTAGGTTATACCATCTACTTCACGTAGGCCTAAACCAAACTTATCTTGTACCTTAATAGTACCATCTAACATACCATCAATCTCTTTAATTTGAGAATCGATTAGGTCTGGGTCATCAGCAAGGTCACGCATTGCGTCTAATTCATCACGGTATGTCTGAAGTTTAACATCATCTGACCAGCGATATATATCATCTAGCGATGCACCAGAGAATCTATTAGTAATTAGTTTTCTACTAGACTCTTTTAACCCAGCAACAATAGCCATTGGCCCAGTTGTGGTAAGAATACGCATGATTCCCTCTGATACGTTACGTACAGGGTAGCCAAGGCGAGCAAGAACCTCAAACTTAATTAAGGAATCTAGACCATCAATAAGGTCTGTTGCTCCAGCCTTACCTTTATAGTATACGCCAGCAGCATCTGAGCGACGTGCTCTAGATAAACGGTTTAAAGCGTTATACATAGTGTCAATATCAAGAACTGGCAACTGCTTTACTAGTTGAGTCTCGTTCAATGGTAAAGGAATAATGTATTTTAAGTCTTCAGAACCAAGAATAGGTGTAGCCTTTGAGCCTACTGGTACAACTCTTCCATCTGGTAGAGTTTTTGTAGCACCAGTGTATGCTCTTTCACGAATAATGTTGTGTGCTTTAGCACGTCCACCTGAAAATAAAGACCACGCCTGACGGATATCACTTTCATCAAATCCGAATTGCTTGGCAACTGTATCAAATAATTCTTGTTCAATCTTTTGGAAAGCATTGGCACGTTCTGCTGCATTTGTAGCAGCAACATACTCGTTAAACAATGTATCTTTACGCTGAACTGTAAACGAAGCCTTCTTTAAATCATCTTCTAGACCTTTAATCTGAGTCTTAAGTGATTTAACTTCTGTAGGAGCAAGGGTTTGTGTATTAAGTCTATTTTTAAGAGATGTAATCTGTGTAGTATAGGCCTGCTCTTGCTTTTTTGCCACACCACGAACACGACTCAATAGGTTATCTACGGTTTGAACCGACTGATTATCAGTAAAATCAATCCAACCTCTAGGACGCTTGTAAAAAAATCCAGTAAGAACGCGAACAGGAGCACTTGCTGCACCCGCTCTTATGTCAGAAAACTTTAAACTACCACTAAGTAGTTGACCTCTTTGGTCAATTACGTTTTGACTTCCAGAAAAATACTGTCTAACCTTAGAAATATTATCAAATTGTGGAACTTTTGTAGGGTCTAGGATAGCCTCAGCATTTAATTTTTGAGTTAACTCTGCTAGTTCATCTCCATAGAGTGCTGCATTCTCAATGGCCTTTTCTAAATCAGGCCCCTTGTTTACTAAGTCAAATGTAAGTTGACCAGTTGCCTTGTCTAGTCCAGCACCAAAGTACTTGGCATCGGTAATTTCATCTTCAAGGTTAGCAATCTTTGTAGCAAGGGTACGATTAGTGTCCATTAATCTTTTTGCTGCACCAGCATCGCCCATAGCCATCTTAACAATATCTGCTTTAGCAGCATGACGAAGTGCTGTATCTTCAATCTTGTTTGCATCTGCCATAATATCAGCAAATGATGCAGGATTTGCAGACTCACGGATAGCCTTTACTCTGAATAAATCAGCAGCATCCATACCATCTGTTTTAGTAATAAAATCATTAAAGGTTGCTTTTACCTTATTGGCTTTAAATCCAGTCTTCTCCCCAGCCAAGATAGCATTAAGGTCATTTAAGCCTTTAACACCGTAGGTAATACCTTTGTAAACCTTAATTGCTTTACCAACTATAATTGTTGGGTCTAGAACAAATCGGGCTACTACATCTGTACCAAATGATGTAAAGCGTCCAACGTTCTGTTCGCGGAATGCTTCTTCTCTTTGTTGTTTACTAAAGATATCAAAGTCATTGGCTGCAAATAATATGTGCTCTTGTAAAAACTTATCAGCACCTGAAAGTTTTCCAAAACTTACTGTCTTTACTAAGCCGCTAAAAGCATCTTCAAAAGTATCTAATGGTCTTCCAACTAATGTACGCATAATAGAGCGACCAGCAGAGATATCTCTTGATTGGTCCCAGGCAGACTTAACATCGCCTAGTGAAAAGTCGCCATCCCAAATAGGATTATTCTTTTCTGGTAGTGTCAAACCAAATGATACTGCCTGTGTTGTAAAGTTGTAAGCCTTCTCAACTTTTTCAAATGCTCTAGAAAAAAATCCTTGTTCTTGAGGCTGTGGTGTTGCAGCAGGAGGTGTACCTGGTTTTTTAAGATACCTATTAAAGGCATTGATAGCCTCTGCTCTATCCTTTGCTGGTATGGATTTACCCATATCCATTGGCAAAGAGTTAACCTCGTTAACATTCCAGCCAGCATAGTAACTGTTGAATGAACCCATTGTATCAAAGGCAGAAGGATTCTTTGACTTCTGCATATCTTGATATGCTTTTTGTGCCGCTTCTCTATCACTCATAGAAGATTAGCCCTTAGAATTCTCACATAATTACGGAATGCTTGTGATGAATTTGGGCTTTGTGCGGCTGCCTCCAGTGCTGGTAGATAAGATAATAGTCTTTGTTTCTCAACATCATTGTCTTGTTCTTGTGGCATTGTCAAAGCCTCCATGCCTGCACCAGCACCCATTGCTGCTCCATCAGTTACTGGAACATCTGGCATTGTTGATGGCTCAGATAATGGCACAGGGGCAGGAAAAGAATCAATAGGATTCATAATTGGCGCTGGTCTACCCGCAGCCATAGGTGCTGCTTGTTGTTGCGCCATCATTGCTTGCCCTTGTCCGTAAGGCAAACCTGAATAATATTTAGCACCTTGTGTACCAGATTGTCCTGCTCCACCAGTTGCAGAAACGTTGGCAGGATTATTTTGTGGTGCCGTTGGACGAGGTCCTCCGCGATTTTCAGCCATTGTTCCTCCTACTTAGAATATTGTATTTTAGTTATAATTGGACCACTTGAGTATATATCCCAGTTGGTTGCTATTTCAATTGACTTTCTGATAATTTTTTCTGCTTTATAAGCATCATCAGCGCTGCGTACTCTATAAGCCTCCATAGCACCAAGGGCAATATCGCTACCAGAACCAGAATAATAAACGCCACGAACATCACGGTCCCAACTGTAATCCTCAAAAATAGGATAAAGTATACCGCGAATGCCAATAATAAATTGCGAATCGTGCGAAGCATGGTCCCCATCTTCTTTCATATCGTAACCTGCATCTATGAATAATTTTCTCATAGATGGTATAAATCTTTTAGTCATGAAGACATCTAAGTCTTCACTTAGTTTAGGTCTAGGTGGTTTCCATCCGAACTGTAATAAGTTTGAACCTCTACCAGAACCAGAACCTGCAATCAACACTCCATTGTTTTCAATAATCTTGTGTGTTGCCATTTCAATTGGACGACCAGATTCATCAGATGAACGTGAATCGCTTCCGATAACACACCATCCGTCGCCTTGTATAGCAGCAAGTGTTGTCATGATGTCCCCTTCTGCTGCTATCGTCTACGAATTGTTCTTACACTTGCGTTTGCTGCTCCACCTGAAGTTAAACTAGATAGTAAACTTTGAACGTCTGGTACTCCTTGTTCTTCAACTGGAGGTAGACCTCCTACTGGCGCAGCGGGAGCAGGGGACGGTTGCTCAACCATTGGAGCACCAGCAGGAGGAACTTGTTCTTTAGGCGCAAAGGTTTGTTCTATTGCGTCTTCGATGCTCTGTCCCTTTTGTCGTGACTTAATAACGTTAGCAATCTTTGTAACAATCTCAGAAGGGTCTTGTCCTTGAGTGGCCATTTGCGGTATGGCTTGTGTATATGCTTGAAGTGAAGAGATAAGAGCATTACGCATATCTTCAATTTCAATTTTCTCTTGCTCTTGGCTAACATTAACATTGAATGGTAACTCTCTCAT